GAACGATCAGGTCGCAATGGGGTTCCAGGTGGGTGATGCGGTCAGCATCGAGAAGATATCGCTGCACCTGATGAAGTATCTGACGCCGGGAGAAATCACGGTGCGGATCGAGACGGACAACGCGGGCGAGCCCTCGGGAACCCTTGTGGACCTGACCAACGCGACCGGGACGATAGCGGAAGTTGCCGTTTCGGTCACAGAAGCAGGCTGGGTCGAGTGCGCTCTCGTCGGTTCCACGCCCCTCGTCAGTGGCGTCCAGTATTGGCTGGTCCTGAGCCTCACTGCCGGTGATCCGGGTGTGGACGAATACTACACCCTATCGGGCGACGCTGATGATACGTACCGCTCTGCCATCGCTGCCTGCGAATACCGCTTCAGCGTGAACCCGAGCACGTGGGCGGACGGTACGGTCATCCTGGACGCGGCGTTCCGTGCCTTCTCTGTGCCGGACATCGGCACGACCGGGATGTCGGGCGGTGTCGATCAGATACCGGGGGCCACTGAGGACCTTATGGACGTTGTGGCGGCCACGCCAGGGACGTGGGCGAATGGTGTGAAGGTCCTCATCAGTGAGACGAACGCTCTCGGAGCGCCCGCCGCTGCCTTCGACGTGGCTGTGGACGCCGTAGTGGACCAGAGTGGCGCGAGAGAGGTCGTCGAACGGTTTGTCAACGTGGTGCTCGACTCGACCTCGGATCGTTACATCGAGAAGGTCATCGAGGAGGGCATCCGCGGGGAGGTGGAGAAGTCCGAGTACATCACCGTTGACGTGAACGCGGATGGTGACCCCACGAACGGCACGTATGAGCTTGGTGCGTTGGGGGCAGACGAAGGCCGTGATGGCATCACAGGGATTCAGACGACTGACTACATTGGCAGCGTCAGCGGCGTCAGTGCGACTGGGCTCAAAGCGGTTGAGAATGCCGAGAAGGTGGAGTTCAATGTCCTTGCGGTCCCTGGCGTGGTCCACAAGGACGTGATCGATGCGCTCCACGCAACGGCCGAAAAGCGCGCCGACTGCATCGCACTCCCCGATCCGCCCTTCGGTCTTACGAAAGCGGAAGTCATAGAGTGGCATAATGGGGTCCTCTTCACGCTGCCGAACGCTCCGACCGCAGTGCTCGATACCAGCTACGCCGCGCTCACCTGGTCGTGGTCGAGGGTGTACGACACGTACAACAAGCAGAACATCTGGCTCCCCCCCTCCGGTTTCGTCGCTGCGCGATTTGCGTATACCGACCGCGTGGCAGCCCCTTGGCAGACAAAAAGACCCGCTTCTTAAACATTCCGGCCACTCCCAACAATAAGACAAGACCATAACAAGGGACTTCGTGGGCCAGGGTCCGACGCTCTTCGGCAACCGGACGCTCCAGCGGAAGTGGTCGCAGTTGACGGACGTTCACGTGCGTAGGCTTCTCCTCCACGCGGAGAAGCTCTGCGCGACGAGCGTGAAGTACCTCGTCTTCGAGCCGAACGATCCGATCACCTGGAAGAAGTTTGAGCAGATGTGCAACAAGCACCTCGCTGGGATCGCCGCGGCCCGAGGGCTGGAAAAGTTCGAGGTGAAGTGTGACGCGAGCACGAACACCGTGGCACTACGTCGCCAGCGGCGTATGAAGGGGAAGCTCTTCCTCACCCCGCAAGGGGCGGGGGAAGGAATCGAGTTGGACTTTGCTATCTTCGCAGCGGGTGCGGAGTTCGAGGAGGCTGCCTAAGCCTGGTAGGTTAGGGGTCTATCCGACTTCAACGAAGGAGGACATGCAATGCCGATCACTCTGCTTGCCAACCACGTAGGCTCTGAGCGTTGGGAGCCCCAGCGCGTCAACAATGCCTTGCTCCACTTCTCCGATCTTGCGGGAGACGACGACCTGGTGCTCGCGCTCTCGTCCTTCCCGCTCCCGAAGGTGACGAACGGGATCATTGAGGTAGGCTTTGTGAACGAGCGGCGCAAGTTCGCGGGCCTCCCGACGTTCGACGACCTGTCCGTCGTGTATAAGGACTACGTGGACAAGGGCACCGCCGACATCCTGTGGAAGTGGCGGAAGCTCGTCTACGATCCGAAGACCGGGAAGATCGGGCTCAAGAGTGTGTACGCGAAGGACGGCTTTGCCGAACTCTTCGCTCCCAACGGCGAGTTCGTGCGCCGTTACGAACTCATCGGGTGCTGGCCGTCAGGCATGGACCCCGGAGACGCTGACCTGGCAGGAGAGGACACGATCAACATCACGGCCACAATAACTATCGACAAGGCGTTCCCGTCGGATGGCTTCAACCTCGGCTAACAGCCGAGCAGCCGTTCGCGTCCCTAGCATTGGGCTGGGGTCGATAGCATAGCCCTCTTTCAACGAAGGGGTCAGTACAATGGGTGAGACAAAAGAGCCGCAGACTGAGCAAGCAGAGCTTGGGTTCACGACGGTCAACTTGCCTTCGCGTGGCGTCCTCTACGACGACAAGATACCCGATGGACAGGTAGGGGTTCGGAAGATTATGGGCTCCGAGGAGGCCCTTCTCCTTGCTCAGGGCTCGCAGGGCCTTGAGCGTATGGAGATCACGCTCAAGAAATGTGTCCGGCTTCCGAACGACTTCAAGCACAGTGACCTCCTGATGACCGACCGCATGGCTTGCATGCTCGCCATGCGGACGATCACCTTCGGCCCGCGGTATCAGTTTGACTACAAGTGCCGGTACTGCGGCCAACAGCAGCAGGCGGAGATCAGCATCCTCGAAGACCTCGACGAGGCCACGCCGGACAGTCTCGCGCTCAAGATGGCAGAGAAGGGCATCGAGGACTGGACGCTGGAAGAGCCTGTCCACCTGGACCTTCCAGACGCGAAGAAGCACATCACCCTTCGATTCCTGCGGGGCTACGACGAGCAGAAGATTGTTCGCCGGACGAAGCGGCTTCTCCTCCAATCGGTTGACCCCGGAGACCCGTCATACCTCTTCCGCTTCGCTTTGCAGATCGTCTCGATTGACGAGGAGGAACTAGACTCAAAGGCGGGTCTGTCGAAGAGGGAACTGTTCGTTCGGAAGCTCACAGCAACGGACACGGCGGCGATACGGATTGCCGTCGATGAGGTCGAGCCGGGAATCGACCTGACGGTGTACCCGGAGTGTCGCGGCTGCGGCGCGGCTAACAGTATGCCGATGCCGTTCACCGCCGAATTTTTTCGGCCAACCCGTCTGTGACCTAGAGACGCTCCGTTTGTACACGTACTTCTTGCTCAACTACGGTAAGGGGTACACAGGCGGTTTCGTGGGAGAGATGGCGTTCGACGAACTGAACTGGCACGTCGGCAAGGTGATGGACGACCTGAAAGAGCGGAAGCGACTTCAGGATCAGGAGGCGCAGAAGCTCAAGAGTCAGGCCAGACGGGCACGAAGGAGATAGGGCGGGTCGGTGTCAGGGGGTGACCTGCTCTTTGACACTGTGTCAACGCCAAGGATAGCCCATGAGCTTCGCAGCGGACGCCATAGGCTTCTATTTGCAGCTTGAGAACACACTCTCGCCTGAGCTTGCGCAGGCGGAGAAGGACTACATCCGCTTCGTCAAGGCCCTGGACAAGCTCAATGTCAAGGCATACAAGAGCGCGACCAAGGGATTCGCCGCACTCTCCAGTCTGGTCGAGTCGTTCGAGTCCCTGCCGAAGAGTGCCGTGAAGGGTTACAAAGCGGCGATCTCGGCGATCCAGAAGACCATCAAGCCGATTACCCAGCCACTCGTGTTCCAGATCAGTCCGAAGGGCGAGAAGGCTCTTGGGAAGACCATCGCCAGCGCTATCAGTAAGGTCCTCGGCCAGGTCAAGATTAGGTTGACCGCGGCTGCTCCGATCAAGCGAAGTAAGTTCTTCGATACGAGCGTCTCACTACGTTCAGCTTACAAGGAACAGATGCAGCCGCCAGATATGCTGGGCGGATACGAGTACCTTCCACGCTTTCAGAAGGGCGGCATCGTTCCAGGAGCGGGCGGGATAGACGATATACTCGCGCTCCTTACGCCTGGCGAGGCTGTGCTCCCTGCGGACGTAGTGAAAGAGCTTCAGACGATGGCGAAGGGCAAGGTCGTCAGCAAAGGTCTGGCAGAGGCGCTCGCCAACGTCGAGAACATCGCTCTGTCGATGGAGAAGCTCCGGGACATTGCCGAGTTAGGACTCGATCCGAAGGCGCAGACGAAATACAACAAGGCTGTTGGGCTCCTGAACGTTCAGCTAGAGGAGGCACGTACTCACTTCACGAAGATGAAGCCTACGATCCAGCGCTCGGTCCTCCCTGCTTTCAAGAAGGCTGCTGACCGAGTGAAGGGATTTGCGGAGGAAGGCGAAGAGGCCACGGGCATCTTCAAGAAGCTCCTGACGGACATCCTCGGAACCACGCGCTTCATGGCGATCCACAAGGCGCTCGGCTCTATGCAGGATGCCTTCGGCCAGACCCGCTCGGCGGCAAGTGACCTGGGGGACCAGATTGGTATCAACACAGACCAGGTGACGAGTCTCATGGAGGGCATGTTCGACGCGAACAAGACACTACGCCTCTCACGCGATGCTATGTATGCCCTTTCGCAGGAGGTGATTGAACACTCTCGCGCGACCGTCGGTGGTATCATCAACAATGAGGAACTAGGGGAATCCTTCAAGGGCCTCGTCGATGCGGGTATGACGAATCAAGCGATGCTGGTGGAGATGACGCCACTCGTGGCAGCGCTTGCGAAACAGACCGGCGCTGATCCGCAGAGCCTCGCACAAACGATGTACCGTCTCGGAGATGCTTACGGCTTCACTTCAGACAGGTCGGTTGCCCTCTTTCAGAACATGGGGATCATGGCCTCGAAGACGGCTGCTTCGATTGGCGATCTTGCGGAACAAATGAAAGAGCAGCTTGAAGGGGGTTTGGGTGCCTTCCTTACGACGCTTGAAACACCTGAACTTCGTGAACGTACCCTCCAGGCAATGTCCACGGTGACGGCGGCCCTCTCTGAGCACTGGCAGGACCAGGGCGGACAGATGGCGCAGACTCTCTCGACGGCGCTCGTGGACGCTGAAGCCTTCGCCAAGTTGGGTAGGCTGCTTCCTATGCGCTACGAGGAGTTCCAGGCCACGATGACGAAGGGTGCTGCTGGTGCTGCTGAGGTCCTTCAGACGATGGCTACACGCCTGCAAGTTCTACGCGACACCAACCCAGCACATCTTGCTCAGGTTATGCAAGCTCTGGAGTTTGAGGGTGATATTTCGACCTTTGCAGAGATGCTCGATGGTATGCAAGGCGCTGTGACGACCGCGAAGGAACTACAACCCGAGATGATCGGGCTGAACGGGGCTATGGAGGAGATGGTTGAGACCTCCAAGGGCCAACTCTCGGGATTCGAGCAGTTCAAGAACTCAGTCGGAGCCTGGTTCACAGAGAAGCTCGGAACCCGTATGGTCGCCTTCTTCGACGAGTTCAACCCGCAGGTGATCGTGTCCACGGCATATCTGGTAAAGATGGGCGCGGAGGCCGTGGTTGCTGGTACTAAATTACTCTTCAACCTCGGCGGGGCGTTGGGGAAGATAGCAGGCAAGTTCGCTGGGTTCACGAAAGCCACGCAGACGGCAGGTGTGGCAACGGCTGCCCCAAAGGGCTTGACCGCCGCGATTGGCGGGCTCGGCGGGATCGTTGGCAAAGTAGGTGTGGGGATCAAGGGTCTCATCGCGGGTGTCGGTACGGGAATCGGTAGGGCCATCGCGGGCTTCTTCACAGGGATCGCAACAGGGATTATGGTACTACTCCCCGCAATTCAGGCGCTTGGGACCATGATGGTCACGGGTGTCGGGGCTATCGGTTTCGCGGCTCTCATCGGGGTCCTGTTTGCGGTTGCTGGGGCGGCCCGACTCGCGGCTCCGTTCGTCGTGGCGATAGGGGAAGCCTTCGCTACGATGTTCACAGCTATGCTCTCGGGCTTCGCGGAACTGAAGCCCACGCAGATGTTGGCGATGGCTGGCAGCATGACCGTACTGGGTCCGGCCTTCGTTGGTCTCGGTGTTGGCGTCGTCGCGTTGAGTGGGGCGCTCGCACTCTCGGTCCCCGGCTTTGCGCTCTTTGCTGGGGCGATGAAACTCCTTGGCGGTAAGGGGCTCACTGGTCTCTCGGGTGTCATCGCCGGTCTCATGGAAGCCTTCTACGTCCCGCCGGGGACTATGAAGGTCGCGCTCGCCTCGATGCGGGGGGCTGTGGAGTTCGTGGCTGGGTTCACGAAGCTCGGTGCTGGCCTCGCTGTGGCGGCGGGGGGTGTTATTGCTGGGAAGATCGTAGGCGGTATTTTCAACCTCTTCGGACGCCACAGCCCGATGGAGATGCTCGTCATGGAGGCCCCACAGATTGCCAATACGGTTACGGGGCTCGCAGCAGGTTTCAACATCACCGACGCACAACTCAGGGACCTACAAGCTGTTACAAAAACAGTCTCGGCCACGGCGACCTTTACGAAGGACTATGCGGCTATCGTGTCGAGCGTTCGGGGTCTCTCGCTGGGTGCCCTCAAGTCGAACGTGATAGACGGTATCCTGAAAACACTGGGCGCAAAGACCTCACCGATGGCGATGCTTATCAAGGAAGCCCCCACGATCAAGAAGACCGTCATCAAACTCGTCGATAGTATGGCGGGTCTTCCCTCAGAAGGGTTAGAGAAGGTCTCCAAGACCGTGGGTGCCCTGGCGAGGTTCACCTCCAACTATCAGATGATCGCTGAGGGTCTCCGCGATGTCGCCCCTGGTCTCATTGCCCAGCAGGCCGAGAAGATACTGTCGTTTTGGGGTCTCCGTGAATCGCCCATGAAGAAGCTCGCGGACGGTGCTCCGCAGATGGCCTCCACGGTCGGTTCACTACTCACGACCTTCGCGGGTATGAAAGATATAGTGGCCGCGATGGGTGAGCCTGCACTTCAGGCGATTACCATGTCGAGTAAGGTCATCCGTGGATTCATACCGCTTGCCGAGGCAGTAGAGGAGAGTGCCGATGCCGTCGCGTCGCTGGTGGACGGTCGGATATTCGCGGGTCCGCTGACTGACATTGGGAAGGGTATAGAACCCTTCGCCCTGACGATGCACAAGGTCTTCTTGAATCTCTCGGGGATGCTTCGGGGCTTCTCTGACAAGCAGCTTGCGACGATACAGGTTGGGGTCGAAACCGCATCGACTATGCTTACGTCACTCGCAACAGCGGCCAAGAAGATCGAGCCCCTCAGTGATGTCCTCGCGCGCGCGAAAAGCAGTGCTGAGAGCCTCAAGGAGAATGCTCCGGAGGTCCTGAGTGCCCTCCGGTCTGTAATTGAAGTAGGGGGCGAGATCGGCGGTGTCACGCAGCAACTTCGGCGACCGATGGTCGCGCGCGCTGAGATCACCAAAGCGGTCACCGTCCAGCTTGACCCGAACACTACAGACGAACCTGTGAATGACAAACTCGGGGAGACGAATAACCTCCTGACGCAGATACTCGCTGCCCTTCAACGTGGTGGGGCTCCAGTCCTCGCGCGAGCACCCGCAGGCGCAGGTGCTCGCGCGCGCACGGACCCGCGCGTGGCTGATGTTGGTGGTGGGAGGGTCTTTTGATGGGCGATTTTGCATGGAGATCAGCCCCCGCCATCGTCCGACCGATGCAGGACCTCGCATTCATTGAGATTGATGAGATGTGGCTTGCGGGGAATCCGGGGGGGTGGCAGAGCCGACTCGGCTCTCGTTTGCCCTTCCTCTTCATGGACCTAGAAGAGGGAATCCAGGAGAGTGCCGCTGTCAACTACGCTGACATTGAGGTCGTCGGGCGTGCGGAGGCGTACAAGAGCTATGTCGGTACGGGGAACCGCGAAATCCAATTGACCTTCCAATTCAGAGTTCAAGGTATTGAGGTGGGTGCTTTTCTTGAGACGGCTATCGACAATGAGGTCCTCCAGCCCGCGCATTGGCTAGAGGCCCTGAAGTACCCATACGTCGGGGACGATGAGCTTTCCCACGCGCCGCCGCCCTGTTTACTACAGGTAGGACAACTCTTCAGCGGTCGAGTTGTGGCGACAGATGTGCAGCGGACCTGGCAGTCCCCCTTTGAGCCGGAATCGCTGCTTCCGCATGGTGCAGAAGTTACCTGCACCTTTACGGTCACCCGTGAGTTTATCGGCAACTTTGACTTCGAGAACGAGTGGACATAATGGCCGAGAACCTCAACCTGTCCTCAGATAGCCGTTACAAGGACACACCGGTTTACGCTGTGACTGGCGGACCGATGTTCGCCCTCTTCGAGGCTCCGGGTGAGTTCACTCAGGTCCAGACAGACGCTCGTCGTCATCGCATTCGTCAGCACGAGGTCGGTATGCTCGACGCGCTCGCGGTCCGGTACTACGGGCCGACGCAGGAGAGTCTTTGGTGGGCGATTGCGTTGGCGAACGCGATCCTCGATCCAGAGGAGATGTATGCGGGACAGGTTCTCTTGATACCGCCGCGATCCGCGGTGCTGTCATTCATTTCGAGGGTGCCAAGTGCCTAGGAATACACCCAGTAGCCTTGCCCCGATTGCGGCGGAGATCATCTTCGAGACCGCAGGCGGCGAGATGATTGATATACCGGCGCATGACTTCCTCCAGTCTCTTGAGATCACGTTCGCGGACCAAGCCGCCTGGACGGGGAGCTTGCGCTTCTTCGACCATGAGGGTGACTACCTCGAAAACCTGCTGATTGCCACAGGGGCGCACCGGAGAATCTTCTTTCGTTGGGGTTGGGACGTGGGTAGGGGCGTGCGTGAGAATCCACTCTTTACCGGAACAGTCCTGAAGTACACACCGACCTTTACGCCAGAAGGCGTTGAGATTCAGATGGACCTCGCGCAGGATGAGGCATTTGTACAAGTCCTCGACAAGAAGTTCCGGTCTTGGGGTGAGGAGGCGACAGCCTCCGAAATCTTCCGCGAGATTGCTGCAGATCGCCATTGGAAGATGGTCGATGTGAATGGCAACCCGACGGTTGAGGACACTGTTGGTCAGGTTGGCCCTTTGAATCTCAAGGGTGAGAGCGACCTGAAGTTTATAATGGAGACACTACTTCCGAAAGCACAGAACAGTCAGGGGCAGCGCTTCAAGTTCACCTTTGGGCGTGTGGGTGAGGCTCACTTTCACAGTACCTCCTTCCTGCCACGTCTAGCGGCTGAGTACAACTTCGCACGTTCGGCGATGGGTGATGTGATTAGCTTTGCCCCGAGTGAGGATGTTGTCTTCTCGGACCTATGGGGAAGAGGGAACGCTGTCTATTACGCCGTTGACTCAGCAGAGGGTACGAGAAGCGAACTGGAGACGACGGACAAAGGTGGATCGCCGGAAGCCGCAAATATCGTTCACCCGGATGCAGCATACTTTGCTCAGATTGACGGAGCGGTCAAGGCTGCCATTCCCTTTATTGCTCGGGACGCGGAGGAATTGGAACGGCAAGTTCACCATCATCTCCAGCACTTCAGAGATGCGTCGTACCCCGCCGAGCTTGAGGTACGCGGCACTCATGCTATGGCGCTGAACGAGTACGTGACGGTGAATTACTACAAGCAGGATGGACAACTCCACTATCTCTCCGGAACTTTCCGTGTGCAGTCTCTCACACATAACTATGACACGGGCGGTTGGCGGACCGCACTCCAGCTTTACCGTGAGGGAACGAAAGTACCGCCAGGTGGGGGGCAGCGTGCTGATACGGACCGCCAGATAGCCGCGCCGCCGGATAAGCAGACACAGAATCTTGATACCGAGGCAACCGCCTTGGCTGAAGGCCGCCCTTCTAGCTCGGGTGTGGTTACTGTGCCTGTGAGGGAGCCCTGATATGTACCCTGGTGTCTATCGCGGTGTGATCGAGAGCACTGAGGACCCTGAAGAGCGTGGACGCTATCGCGTTCGAGTTCACCATGTCCATCCCGACGCGATCCCGAAGGACCACCTCCCGTGGGCAGAGATCATGTCACATAGCGGCCACGGTTGGGGCGACATCCCTCACTACGAAAACGGTGAACTCGTGTGGGTTATGTTCGAGGGGGGCAACCGCGAGTACCCCGTCCTCATGGGCGGCTGGCTCACTGCACAGAAGGGAGGGACGGACCTCCCTCCAGAGCAGTCGGGAGACTACGCTGAGGATCGCCGGAGGTGGACCCGTATAGACCGTGCTGGGAACATGATCGAAATGTCCGAGCGTGGTGACGAGAAGCATATTCGACTCCGCTCGGGCAATGTTGAACTCATCATTACGCAGAAGGATAACAGCTTCACCATCAACGCCAACGGTCCGTGTAACATTACGGCGAAGAAGGCGCTTGTCACCTCCGAACAGACGGAGATCAACTCACCCCTTGTGACCATCAAGGCAGAAGGCCACTCAGGGGTGACCGAGACAGGTGCGGTGAACATCATCTCGAATAAGGACCTCAACATTTTCGCGGGTGTGGGGACGATTCCAGGCTCGCAGGATGGTAAGGGCCTCATATTGCTCGGACAGTACAAGGACGGGATCAACAACCCGAGACAGACTGACCAAGTGGACGTGATGCCCAAGCTCCTGAAGCTCGGTATGGAGGCTTCGACTCCTCCGTTCACCTCCGATGGTCGCCTTCACACGGATGAGATCGACCTCGAAGCTACTACGAAGATCAGCATCAAATCCACGAACGGCCAGGTCGAGATCAACGTGAAGGATGCGAACATTCACGTAACGAACGACGCGATCCTTCAGGTGGACAACGACCTGACCGCGACCGTGACTGGGAAGGCGACGATCACCGCTGGTGGGGATGCGAAGCTCGAATCGACTGGCGGCAAGGTCGATGTCTTGGCGAGCGGCAACGTCGAGGTCGATGGAGCCGCGATCAACCTGGGTGCGGGGGCAGCGGGTAAGGTGGTTACCACGCTTCATGTGTGCGCCTTCACTGGAGCCCCTCACCCGGCTGGTTCGTCAAAGGTGAACGCGGTACTGTGAGGTTAGAGGATGTCTGTATCCGCAGCCACGCTCCGCGACGCGATCATTGCCAAGTTCCCCGGCGACTGGGTGTGGAATCCCAGCGACCCGAACTACACCTGGCTGGACGGGATGTGTACGGGCTTCGTGAGCATGTGGACCGCTGCGGTGTTGTCGCCTGGTCTTGGCCCCCCGCCGCCGGGCTCATATCCGCATGTCCACACGCTCACGCTTGTACCTGCAACGATGCTCGCGGCGGTTCCAGTATACACCGCCGAGGCCCAGGCATTCGCGTTGAACCTCTGTACGGTCGTTGCCACGCAGCTTATGACGACGACGATGGTGGTTATGGACGGGACTGTGATAGGACACGATCATCTTCCGTTTACGCTTCCCTCGGCCTCGGGCTTGAAGGCTGCGATCATCTCAGGAGGTGGGGCAACCGGCGTTGGGATCGATCCGTGGGCCGACGGCTTTGCGAACGGTCTGATAGAGCATTTGACCGCGAGCGCGGGCATGACGCCTTCGACGACAGGTGCTGGGCATCTGCATAACTTGACGTGAGGTGACAGATGGCTTGTGTGGACTGTCCTGACTACATCAAGGCGACGGTTGCAAAGCCCGTCGAGAAGGCGCTCGGCCAAGTGCGGAGTGTAAAGAAGGTCACTGAGAGCTTCAATGCCATTGTGGCAGACTTCACGGACAGCCTAGTGCAGGAGATCGTGAGCGACCTGACCGCCGTGGTGAATGCGATTCCGGACCCGCCGACGCTCGCGCTGGGTGACGTGGTGAGTCTCATCACGTGTCCTCTACTTCCTATTGCTATTGGACTGGACCCGAGCCTGCTCTCGGGGATGGACCCTTTGAGCATCATCAACCGCATCAAGGCCACACTGAAGGACTACATCGAGGACATCACGCGAGATTATGAGAATGCCCTGAAGGTGCTCTCTAGCTGGCAGAATATCAACATCGGCAAGCGCTTCTTTGAGGACCTGAAGCGGGTCAACTTGAGTGTGGTGGTCCTCGCGGAGGCGAGCCTTCTCAGCGCGTTTGTCAAGTCTGTATGCTCGGACATTTATACCGGCAGCGTGTATGAGGACTTCGATAACGAGATGTCTGACTTCAGCGTCACGGGGATACTCCCGGTGAACCTGAGTGAGACGTTTCAACCCGTGATGACGAAGCTCCAGGAGGCTGAGGTGAAGCTAGGGGCATGGAGACTTCTCGCGGTCGTGTAGTTGACATTGTGTCAAGGATAGAGAGAATAGACGCATGGCGGAAGCAGCGGCAAGACAGCGAGACCGACGGGGCCTAGCTCTTCCTGCAATCAGGATAGCAGGGGGGTACTTTGCTTCAAAGGATCGCTACGACACCGCTTGGGGCGATCTCCTCCTTGCGATCTTCACTCCGATCAACACGCGACCAGGGAACCGGCGGTTCGGGAGTGCTCTGGCGACGGTACTCTTCGAGCCGGACCTCTTGCGTCGGCAGCATGTTGTGCGGTACATAATCGGTGAGACTGCACGTCGCTGGTGCCCGCACATCAAGATTCGCCGGACGCTTGTCAAGCAACCCAAGAATCGCTCTATCCAGCTATGGATTTCGTTCCACTTGACTGACGAACAGGCGGAGAAGGAGCGGATGGTCGAACTGACGAATAACCAGATCAAGGTCCTGGCAGCGGGCGGGAACTGAACGTGACTACTGATATCCAACTTAGCTTCACGGCTCGGACCATCGCCACGATCCGGGCAGAGTTTGAGGATATGGTGAGGCAGACGCGCCCGGATGTGTGGTCCGACTTCTTCGAGAGTAACCTCGGTCAGAGCCTCATCGAACTGAACGCGATGATCGGTGACATGATCTCGATGGGCCAGGACTTCGTGGGGGGTGAGTTCTTCCTCGCCACATGCCTTCGGTACGAATCCGCGCTGCGCTTCTGCCGCTCTGTTGGCTACGTCCCGAGGTCTGCAACGGCGGCTGAGGTGCTCGTTCGGGCTGATGTGATCCCTGCTATTGTGACGACAAATGGCGCGACGATCCCACTCGGAACAGTAATCTCATCCGGGGGTCTTCAGTACGAACTCCTCGAAGACGTTGTGCTTGCGGTCGGGACGACCGTTGCCACGCTGTCGCTCTTTGAGGGTCAGAGCTTCTCAGAGACCTTCGATCCGTCCAACCAGGGCGGCCAGGAGATTCTCTCAGCGAACGGGGTCGTGGCTGAGGGTTCCTGGCATGCCTTCATTGGTGACGCAAGTAACCCGGATAACGAGTGGGACCAGGTGGAGAAAGTCGCCTTTGAGACCGGCGCGACTGAGACCTACGAGATCAGCTTCGACGGTGACGGACGGATTCACGTCGTCTTTGGTGACGGTATCGCAGGGAAGATTCCCGACGATACGATCACTCTTCAATACCGCACGACGGCTGGGGCCGGAGGCAATGCTCCGATCTATTCGATCCGGGGTAACGTGAAGGCGAATGTAACGGGCGGTCTCGGGACCGCGAGCATCGCCTTTGAGAACTCCACGAGCACCTCTTCGGGCGGGCGTGACCGTGAGAGTCTGGATGAGCTTCGGGTGAACGTGCCTGCGTACATTCGGAGCACGGATAAGGTCCTCACGCTCAATGACTACAACACGAACCTCCTTCGCATCTCGGGTGTGGCCCTCGTTTATGCTGACATCCTGGTCGCGTCCTATAGCGCGAACATCGTCCGGATTCATCTCTGGGCGAATGAAGAGGTGGACTTCGTGTCGGAGACGTATGACGCGACTGTTTCATCGACTGCGGAGTACGAGAGATACGCGGAGTTTCCCGAGATACGGGTGAACGATGTACAGGTGTGGCTCCGTGGTCGAACCTCCGTCAACGTCCTCAACGCGATCTATCGCCCAAGTATCTCATATGTGGACGTGTACCTGACAACCGTGGTATACGATGCACGGTACGTGAAAGAGACCATCCACGAGAACATCACGAAGGCGGTCATCGCTGTCTTTGAGGAGAGTACCGGCTTTGTTACACGGGTATCTGACCTCTACAATGCCATAGATGCGGTCGCGGGTGTCAAGAACTTCTACATTGAGCGTATCGTGTGGACGCGCCTGGCGAAGGAATACGCGACTGGAACCGTCACACTTACAGGCCAGCCTACAGACGGGGATACGATCACCATCGACGGCGGTCTCAATTCGGCCGACCCGATCCAGATCAACAGCCCGGCCTTCGAGAACCACACCGTTTCTCAGCCCAGCGAAATGCTCGTCATCGATACGGGTGCCGACAACGATACGATCAACTTCAATCTCTTTCTCTGCTACCTTTTTAGCTCCATAATGTCCTATTCCTTCTATCATAGAACCATCATCCGGATCAAACATTACTTTATTATTTAATCTATGATTCATATGATAAGCAATATCAATTGAATTTATGGCAGCTTCAATTGATTCTATGCCTGGGGGCCATTGAGCATTTTCTGGAATCTTGGTTCCGATGCCATGAAGAGTATTCGGTCCAGCCTTCTCTGCTATGAGTTTAAATGAGTCTAACCACTTTTGTTGGGAATACCAACCCGTAGTATCAACATCTTGTAGCCCATTTTTCGTTAAAATACTATAAGCAAAACTTTTGACAGCTCCCAATCCATCAACAAATGATAAAATTGTTTGTCCGTTTACTTCAACATCAGGATTCATTGCTTTATATTCTACCATTAACTTTCCTCTCTAATTTTTTTTTTATCACAAACACAAACAGAAAAATAACAATATTCTTACTTTTTAAGTTTTAGCAAATAGAAAATTTTAACTCATTAGGATTATAGAGTTTAGGAAATTCATAATGATATGATTTTCCTTAGTTTATTGTTTGAATATAAATTCCTCAATTATTTTGAATGTTAAAAATAAATTCATAAAAACTATTCTTGAATTAATGGATTCTGGTATATTTTTCAGCCGCATATATAGTTTTTTGGGAAAAAAAGTTTATAAAAGACATGAGAATTAACTTAAATAGCTTTAAAAAAAGTGAAAAAGATTTTTAACCTGAATAATATTTTAAATCCAGAAGTCTTATGCATCGATGATTTGGATAAATCCGTTTATTAATATTACCTTTTTTACATTTTAACAAAAAGTAAAACAAAATCATAAATTTGTTTTTAAATAGCATCGTTTTCGCAAATATTATATATTTAATCTTTTATTATAAGTGAGTATTAATATTTTAATCATCAAATACATGAGTTATAAATTATGAAGCCTCTTATATTATTGATAGAAGATGACCAAATTCTTGTTAGTAACTTCAAAACGTATTTGGAATTGAATAATTATGAATTAGCGAGCGCTCATAATGGAAAAGACGGATTAGAAACTCTTTCAGCTCTTGAAAGACCCCCCGATCTCATAATTAGCGATATCTTAATGCCAGAAATGAATGGCTATGAATTCTATTTGAAAGTTTCAGAAAATTCTGATTGGTCAAGGATTCCCTTCTTTTTCCTATCCGGGATGACAGATCTCGATGATGTAAAATTTGGTAAGATGTTTGGTGCTGATGATTATATTACAAAACCATTCAGTCCAAAAGAGCTTTTAGATAAAATTAAAGAAAAAATTGATGATTATAAAGAACGAAAGAAAACAACTAAAATTCTTGAGGAAAAACTGAAAGATATATTGAAATTTGAAGAACCATCACTCAAAAAACTAAGTAGAGCCGATTTTTTCTATATATTTTATGTGACATGGAACGATGAATCAGGTTTAATAATAAAGGACTTTTTTCCAAAAAATGAAATACCTTCGCTAAATCTCGAAGAACTCACCTTTAAATTGTATAAAACACTCATAAAATTATATAAATTTGAAGAAATTTTAAAAAGAAATCAATTTATCATAAGGGTTGTAAAAGAACTTATAGAAGCATATGCATTAATTGATAGAATTGATAATGAAAGAGGAATTAGTGAAGAAGAGGGTGTAGGAACTTTTATGCTTTGTATCATTACTCCTAATATTCACTACTTGCAATCCGAAAGAATTAGAGAAATTCTTGCCAAGATTGCTTTTAATATAAAGATGAAAAAGGAATGGAATATCAAAGAGTACTGGGAACGTTTAGTTTTGGTCTAATAAGGCTTTTTTTTCAAATAAACGCTTTTTTAATTTAACCATTTGAGTATCCATATCATAATCTACTAGCTCGACTTTTGCAAGTTCCTGAACAGACCTTAAAACAAATGCACCAGAAATTCCAGTAGTGTTTTTTATTTCATCTCGTGACATAGATTCTTTATCACCATGGAGAATTTTTAAAATTCTATAATGTGGTTGCCCTTGCCAAATCTCAGAAACTAACACAGTATATATGGATAATAAGGCACGAACCTTATCAAAATTAAATTCTGCATGTTCAGCTTCTTCTGTTGCTTTCATAAACTTCTGTAATTCAACTTTTACTTTTTTATATTCATCTAACAATTTTACTTGTTCTTCAGTCAAAGATCCAATTTTTTGATCCCTTTCTTGTTTATCTCTTTCTAATTGTTTAGTTTCTTCTTCTAGTTTGATTTTATCCTGTTCTAATTTGATTTTTTCTTGTTCTAATTTTTCTTTCTCTGTGTTTAACTCTTCTTTATCACTTTCAAGTTTTACCAATTCTGTTCTAGAATTTTCTAAAACCTTAATGAATTCCTGAAAAGTTGTTTCTGCAGCTTTGAGGGTTTTATCAATTATGTTTAAAGTTTTTTCTTCTTCTAACATTGGAATCATATTAATTAATTTCTTCTAAGTATTAATAATTTATCGTAAATTTATAAAGTTAAACAAAACCTATTTTGAGTAGATAAGGAACATATCTCTTCTCAATTAAAAAGTTCTTCTAATTGAAAATAATTATCTATTTTTAAAGTTCCTCATTCGATGAATTATTCTTTTTGGAAATTAAATCATATAAATAAAGAAAGTAGATTATTTTTGGAGTATCACTTCATCATATAGTTTTTTAAGATAATCCATAATTTTCTTAAAATGATTTTTACCTGCTTCTGTAATGGAATAATATTTTCGGATTTTTCCACTTATATTTCTTTTTTCTAAAAATAAAAAGCCAGAATAAGCCAATCTATTTAACCATGGATATAAAGTCCCATCAGAAATATGATATCCATGTTCAGCTAACTCTTCTTTTAGCCAAGAACCATATAAAGGTTCTTTACTAGCATGATATAATATATGTACTAAAATCGAACCTTTTTGAAATCTTCTTAATGGATTTATGGATTTCATCGCTAGACCCATTTTTATATTAGTTTTATAATAATTATAATTGAAAATTTAATAATATTAAAAAGGAATAATTCATATTTAACATTATCGAGAATCGATATCGAGAATTGATATCAAGAACATTCATTATAATCCCATAATAATAAAAATACTGGCTGAATTATGTCTGAAAGTGACGATTCAAATCAAAAAAATGCTCAAAAAACTCAAAAAACAAAATTAATTTGGGGATTAAGTGTTCCAGTTTTCGTAATGGGATTAGTTTCTTTTTTTACTGATGTTTCAAGTGAAATGATTCAGAGTATTTTACCTTTATTTATTGTTGATTTAGTAGAAGAAAATCCTGTATTTGTTTTAGGTTTGATTGCGGGTTTAACAACTGCTCTTGCAAACATTCTAAAAGGCGTCTCAGGATGGTTAAGTGATAAGATTAATAAAAGAAAACCTTTTGTTGTAGCGGGATATACTATATCAAATCTCTCTAAGCCATTTATCGGATTTAGCCCTTCTTGGGAATTCGTATTAGGGTTAAAAGCAACAGATAGAGTAGGTAAAGGGCTTAGAACATCATCAAGAGATACACTCATATCTTATTATGCAGTTGAGAAAGGAAAGGCTTTTGGAATGCATAGAGCAATGGATACATTAGGGGCTGTTGTTGGATCTCTCTTAGCATTTCTATTTTTATTTTGGGCATGGACATTTTCTGAGATCATATTTTTTTCGATTTTTCCAGGAATATGTGCAATAGCTTTAATTCTGACTATTAAGGAAGTTGATCCAACTAAAATAGATGAAACAAAATTAAAATATTATGGAGAGCCAAAAGTAGATAAAATTGATAAAAAGTTTATTAAATTAATCATTATTCTCGGTGTGATTGAGTTTGCAAGCTTAGACATTGTATTTCTCCAAATTAGATCTCAAGATTATATTCTCTCAGGCTTTATTTTTTTAATACCGCTCTTTTATTTACTTACAAACATTATTTATATGTTTTTTTCACCAATCACAGGGTCTTTATCAGACAAAATTGGACGAAAGCCAATAATAGTAATAGGATTATCTGGATTATTAATATCTTGTTTAATACTTGCTTTTCCTATAAATACATCAAACTTTTCTCTAATACTAATTATAATTGTATACATTTTATTTGGTTTCTACTTAGCATCCGTAGATCCTATATCACGAGCGTATATAGCTGATTTAGCTGGAAAAAATAAACGAGGAAGGGCGTATGGTTATTATTATCTTTCTGTGGGTCTTATCTCACTCGGAGAATCATTACTTTTTGGGTTTATATATGACACATTTTCCTATTCAGTTGCTTTCATTTATAGTGCAATATTATTATTCATCTTTATCATTGTGTTTGTGATGACAGATTTCGCTAAGATTATAGAGAAAAATTAGAAATTTAGTGATGTGTCCATAATTCTGCTAAATATATTAAGACTTCGGTAGCTTTTTGTAAAGCTAAAGTAGGAATATATTCTTTTCTAGAGTGAAATAATTTACCTCCGGTGAAAATATTTGGAGTAAGAATTCCTTTCGCACTTAATCGAGATCCATCTGTGCCTCCCCTTATGGGACGAATTTTAACTTCTAAGCTTGCCTTTTCTATGGCTTGTTTCGCTAAGTCAATGACTATTGGATCTTTTTCTATAAAACTAAGCATGTTTTGGTATTGATGTTTAAATTTAATTTCAATCTTTAATCCAGGATAACGAATCTCATAAACAGATTTTAATTTTTTTATATAATCCATTCTCCTTTGGTTATTGTTTTGTACAAAGTCTCTAATTATCATTCTTGCTATAGCTTCCTCAGCCTTTCCTTGTAATTTAGTTAAATAAAAATACCCTTCCCGTTCCTCTGTATGTTCAGGTGACTGAGATTCGGGAAAGTCACTAAAAAACATACATGCAATTTGTATCGCGTTGATCATCTTATTCTTAGCATATCCGGGATGAATGCTTAAACCTTTAAATTTAAATTGAGCTAACCACGCGTCAAAGCTTTCTAATTCCAGTTCGCCAATTTCGCCACCGTCTACAGTATAACATCTTTCAGGTAACTTTTTTTCGTCAACATTACCAATTCCTATTCCAATTTCTTCATCTGTAGTAAAACAAATGATTATTGGTCCATGTTTTAATTCAGGAAATTTATTCCAAGAGGCACACGCAGCCATTATTTCAGCGATACCTGCTTTATCATCTGCTCCTAACAATGTATCTCCTTCAGATGTGATAATATCAAGACCTATATATTCTTCTAAATTAGGAGAATCATCAAAAGTTAAAACTAATTCCTTATCTTGTGCAAATTTTATGTTTTTTCCATCATAGTTCCTATGAATAACAGGTTTTACATCTTTACCATTAACAGCGGAGGAAGTATC